TTTAGTAAAAACTTTAGCTGTATTACCTATTTATTCTGGTGTTCAATCATTAAGAGAAATAGCAAAGTATGGTGAAGTTATAACTGACTACGATGCTAATAATAATAGATGGTGGGCTGAAGGTGCTAGATTATCTGGTATGTTTGGATACTTACCTGAATTAGTTGCAAATAGATTTATTGGTCCAGGTGCTAGAGAGCCTTGGTTTTTATTTCCTCCTGCTGCACAAGTTGCATCAGCACCAGTTGAAGCAGGACAAGCTGCATGGAATGGAAATACTGATAGAGCAATAAGAATTTTAAGTGAAAGACTTGCACCTTTTCCAAATTGGAGAAGAACATTTGCTAGATTATTTTTATCTCCTAATAGAAGTATAACTACATCAGGTAGTGGAACAATAGGAAATGAAATTATGTTTTCAACAGGAGGTATTGTTAAAAGAAAACAATTTAAACATGGTGGTGTTCATGATGTTGTTGAACAAGCAGCTAAAGAAGTAGTATATCCTATCGCCAAACCAGAAAAAACAGCAGAGAATACAGTTATTAGTCAACCTGAAGTTTATGAAGATAAAGAATTTTTAAACTATATTAAGAAAGTAGAGAATAGTGAATTATTAAAAGGTAATAAAGAAAAAATTATTCATCCATCTGCTGAGGGTGGTAATGATACTTTAGGTTTTGGACATAAACTTACTGATGAAGAAAAGAAAACAGGAAAAGTTTATGAATATGATATTAATAATTTAACTGATAAACAACTTGATGATATATTAATAAGAGATTTAGAAAACGCAGAGTTAGAATTACTTAATAATTATCCAGAAGAATATATTTCATTAGATAAAACAAAAAAACAAATGCTTATTGATTTTCAATTTAATGGTGGTGCAGGAATGGTAGATAAATTTGAAAATTTTAGAGATGGTTTATTTACAGGAGATACTGATAAAATAAAAAAAGAATATAAAAGAGGGTATAAAGATAAGAATAAAAACTTTAAAGAATTAGTAGAAAGAAACAAAGAGTTTGCAAAGTTTTTCTTTAAAAAATTAAATAAAGATAAAGTTTAAAGAATAGAAAAAAATATAGGTGGTATGGTAGGTAAAGCAATAGTTAAAGGTTTATCAAAAGATGCAGTTAAAAGAGGTGATACAGCAATATCAACTACAGTAGGTACATATAAAAAAGTTAATAAAATATTTGATGATGCTAATGTTAAAACTGTACATGATTTTGGTTCTGGTTTAGGTTTAGGTTCAAAAGAATTTACAAATAAAATTGTAACTAATCATGAACCTTTTGTTCCAGTAGAAAAAATTATAAAAGTAAAAGGTAAAGTACCTGATTATAAAACAGCAGATGATGTTATATTTAAAGAAGGATTTGCTTCTAAAGATGGTGTTGTTAATGCTAATGTATTAAATGTAATTGAAGACCCTATTGAAAGAGCAAATGTTGTTAGACAAATATCACAATTAATTAGTAATAAAGGTATGGCTGTTATTACAACAAGAGGTAATGAAGTTACTAAAGCAGCCCAAGCTTCTAAGAATGCTACACCATTTAATGATGGATGGATATTTGGTAAAGGAGATAAGAAAACTTTTCAAAAAGGATATAGTCAAAAAGAATTAGAAGAATATATTAAAAGTATTTTAGGTGATAAATTTAAAGTAGAAAAAATTCCTAGTAAATATAAAATAGGAACATCAGGAGTAATTATTAAAAAAATAAAAGGAGATAAATAATGCCATTTGAAATGATAACAATGCTAGGCTCTACTGTACTCGGAGGAGTAATGAGTATATGGTCGCAAAGCATTAAAGCAAAACAAGCAGAACAAAAGATGCTTATACAAAGAGCAGAAGTACAACAACAAGGTTTTAAAGAAGCTAGAGAATATGATAACAAAGGCTTTCAATGGACTAGAAGAATCATAGCATTGACTGCTGTATTTGCTATAGTATTATTACCAAAACTAATGCCTGTATTTTCACCAGATACTAGTGTGATTGTAGGCTACTTAGAATTTAAACCTTCATTCTTATTTTTACCAGAAAAAGAAATAATGAAATGGATAACATTATCATCTAATAGTTTAGTCATTACACCATTAGATACTAACTTAGTGTCAGCTATTATTGGTTTATACTTTGGAGGTTCGTTAGTAAAAAAATAATATGTTAGATAAGTGGATATACAATTTCTTTGGTGGACTTGATAGTATAATATCTAAGATAGAAACTTATGCTATTAAGTTAACTACCTGGTGTTGGCATTCAAGAGTAAATATACTAAGGAAGAGAAGAGATGGCAGGAAGAATACATAAACAAATAATTAATTATATTAAATCTTTAGAGAAGAAAGCTAAACAAATGAACTTTGTTAAAGAGTTAAAGAAAGAAGTTGAGACTGGAGCAAATGGTACTCAATCATATATAATTAAAGAAGGTATTAATAAAGGTAAAAAAGCAACTAAATAATATGGACTATAGTTATGAATTATTATTTTACAGGTTTATTAATTATTGCCTTTGTATTGTTAGCATTTTTTGGAGGACCTAATTTATGAAAATATCACAAGACACATCAGTAAGTATGCCAGTTAAAAATATGATTGGGATTGTAGTAGCTGTAGCTATGGGTGTATTTGCTTATACAGAAGTAACAGCAAGACTTACCAGTTTAGAAACATCAAGAGAATTATTTCAAGCAGATTTATTAAAAAAATCAGAACAGAAACCTACTGACCAGGAACAATTTATGTTGATTGAAAGTTTGTTTGAAGATGTAGAAAAATTAATTGAGAATCAAGAACAGAATATGACTAATAAAGTTAATATAGAATTTCTTAAATCTCAATTAGAAAAATCTTTAAATGATGTAGAAGAATTAAAAGATAAGGTAAGAGCAAATGGAAACAGTCATTAGTACAGTCGTAGCATTATATATGTTTATAGCAGGGGAGTTAACTGAACACAGAATACAACCTGCAATGAGTGATTGTTTAAAAGGAAAACGATTAGCTGAAAGAACAGCTAATGATAATATACAGTATAAATGTGAAAAGGTAAAAGCTGAACTAGAAACTAATATAGATGGTAGTAAAGCAATTAAAAAAATAATAGAATAATGACAGCAGCAAAAATATATATACTAACAATAATGTTATGTGCAGTAGGACAACCTCAATGTGTTATGCCACAAGTAATAAGTGAACATGAAACACATTATGATTGTGTTAAGAATGGAATGGGTGATGGTTATGAAATTTTATTTGGAAGTGATTTAACTAAACAACAAATAAATGATGGTAAATTATATGTAAGATTTAGTTGTGTACCTAAAGACATAGTTGAATCCTAAGTATGAAAAACATCTGAAGCAATTTTCTCTAGGTCTTCAGTAAGCATATCAAACTTTGCATTACATTCTTTTAGTAATGCTTTAATAACTCCAGCATTTTCTTTTTTAAAATGAAGGTGTACTTTATCTAAAGGATACTTAGATAACTCAGTAATAAATTGTCCTTGATTATTTATAATTAATTTGAAACCCATAAGGTGGGCTTCTTTTCTTTTAACTCTTTTCTTTTGTTTAAGTTTTCGATTGGTTTTCATGTTTCTCTTTCAGTAAGTCAACAAGAAAATCATCATCATTTTTCTCGCCTTTAAGTTTGGTCATAGGAGTATTACCTTCTTTATAGGTTTCAATTGTTTTTATTCTTACTGGGTTAGTCATGAATATAGGAAATTTAGGATTGTCTAAAGACTTCACCATAAAGAAACCATCTTCAGCAACACCAAATGTTTCTACTCTTTTGATGTCTATATCATCTGAACCAATTAAACAAACTCTTAAATTATAAACTTCTTTTTTTTCAGGTGGCTTAATAGTTTTACCATTTAAACCTACAATATTATTTGTCATTAATAATTTCTTTATTATGTATATCTTCTATAACAACAGGTGCTACTTCTCCTTGTTGTCCATCATCATCAGCTAAACTATCTATACTTTCAGTATACATTTCATTTAACTTATCATTGTTTCTTGTTATTTTTAATTTAAGATGGTCTTTCAATGCATCAATCTTAACATGAAGTATTTTATCTAAGTGTGGATTAATACCATACATAGGTAAATCATTTAGTGCTGAGATAATTCTGCGAAAACCTCTTGCTCTTTTTTCTAATTGTGTTATTTGTGATTCATTAGTCATAGTCTCTCTCCAATATCATTTCTAAATAGTGAATAGCTTTTTCTATATCTTTTTGTTTTCCTTTTAGCTTGTGCCTACAAATGTATTTAATAGCATTACCCTCTGCAAATAATAATTGATTCTCATTTATAAAATGAGCAGGTTGTATCTTCATACCTTTGTAGTGTGTTCCATCTACTTGCTTATCTAAGCTATCGTAAGCAACACCTTTAAACATTTCTTTACTTGGCATTATAATATAGTATCCTGTCTTCTTAATTGTTTTTCTGTTGGTTGTAACATATCATTTAAATCATCTATTGTCAACTCTGAATTTCTTTTTAGTTTCTTTACTATCCATTTGTAAGACCAAGGTTGTAATCTAATTTGTTCTTGTCTATCATAGTAATGAGTTTGATTAGGTATGAAATCAAATACATTTTTATAATTAATCTTACTAGCTTCTTCTTTAGATAACAAAGACTGTAGCCATTCAACAAGTATAAGCTTTGCTTTTCTTCTTATAGGTTTCATTTTTTTACTATTCATTTTCTTTCTTTCCATGACAAACTTCATATGATGCATTACAATTTTTACAACTGTAATTACTTACAAATAAATATTCATCATTATCATATACATCTTCAGCATCAAAGTCATTACCCCATAGTACATCACCATTACAAATAAAACATTTCATTATGTTAACTCTTTAAAATTAGTTTCTCTATCAAAGTATTTATACTCTACTATGATAGGTTCAAATTCTTCTAAACATTCTAGTACATCTGTCTTTCTAAAGTCTTTACAAGAATAAACATCTAATTGTATTAATGCAGGTTGTTGTTCATCCCATGTATGAATACCAATGTGTGAAGTATCTATAATAGCAACACCACTTAATCCTTTGTTACCCTTCTTAGTAACTCTAGATGAATAAGGTCCTGCTAATATATTCATATCTATTTTATTAATTAAGTTTTTCATCCAAGCAACTGTATCTTCTTCAGTTTGTAAAGGTTTCTTTACCTCTGCCCTAATTAACAGGTGCTTGTGTTTCAGTTCTCTTTCCATAGTTTTTTAATTGTTCCTTATATTGATTTGTAATTTCATCTACATTAGGTTCTTTAACAACCTCAGCTAACATAACATTCTTATTAGAATATTTAAATACTCTTAAACCTTTACCACCATTAGCATCGGTGTGACATTCCCATTTATGAGGACAAAACATACAACCAGTAGCTAAAGTTTTGTTACCATTCTTTTCTGTTTTATATTCATAACATTTTTCTGGAGGAGTGTCTTGTTCTAAAGCAGTATTTAAATTTTTAATTAAAGATTTAACATTTGGTTTAGCCATATCATCTGGTTTGTAAAAACAAATATCACCAGAAGATTTATCAACAACAAGAAAGCCACCTGCTTTTGTATTACATCCTTCTTCATATGCTGCTAATTGTGCATGATAACCGAAAGGGTCATCACCTACTATCTCACCTGACTGAAACTTTTTAAAACTAAATGGTGAAGCTGATTTAACATCACATACTTCACCATCAATTATACTGTCTATATGTCCTGACACGCCTGACACTTCTACTTTTCTTTGTTGGTCTTTTATATTATGTCCTGCTAACTCTGCTAAATATAAAACTAAATGTTCAATGATATGACCATATAAAAATTTTAAATTTAATCCTGAGTCTTCATCTTTTCTATCTTTAGGACTATGCTTATCATACCATAGTTGTCTTGCAGGTTTACCAATAGAAGACATCCTAAGTTTACCTTCATACTTTTCTGCTTTTACTTGAGAAGTATTCCAAGCTAGAATAGCTTCTTTAATATTATTCAGAAAAACATTTAAGTTTTCCTCTGTCATGTTGGCAGGTTTACCAGTAGATATATCAGATATTAATTGTTTAATATCTGTTGCTATAGTACTAATGTGTTTCTGACCAGTTGTTCCCAATTTTATATTCGCCATTTAGTGGACACCTTATATTTAGTTTTTTACCTGCATCTATAATTGATTGTACTGCTAGTCTTCCAAACTCTTCGGCTCTACTTTCTTCAACCTCGTATTGAAATTCATCGTGTACATTTACAACTGGAAATGCTTTGATTTGTTTATTTATAACATATTGTTCTAGCAATGTCAACGCATACTTCATAACAATAGCACCTGCTCCTTGCAACAAAGTATTCAATGCTGCATGAGGATGTCTTATTATTATTTTTCTTTGGTCGAGTCCTCTGACCCATCTTCGTTGAGCCACTCGTTCCACTTTTTCTCGTAAGCTTCTAAGACTTGGTGTTGCTCTAAGAAATTTTTCTTTAGCTCTTTCACCATCTGCTGTCGAACCTCCAATGATACTTCCGATTTTTGCTGAACCTGCTCCATAGATAAATGCGTAGATAAAAGTCTTCGCCTTATCTCTTGATTCCAAACCAGCAGCAGCTTGATTTGCTCTGTGTATATCTCCATTAACGACTTCATATATATAATCCTTATCATTCATGTAGTGTGCTAACATCCTTAACTCAAGTCCAGACGCATCCACACCTACTAGTTTATAACCTTTGTTTACTGTCCATAATGCCCTACATTCTTTACCATAAGGAGAGTACACAGCAGGAATCTGAGCCATGTTGGGCGACTGGTGGCTCATCCTCCCTGTAATTGTACCATTGGTTATTACTTTACCATGTACTCTACCATCTTCCTTAATACCTTCAATCCAAGAATTAACTTGAGCAATTCTTTTCTGTAGCATTAAGAATCTATTTATTAATTTAGCTTCAGGAATATTATGTATCTCAGATAATACTTTCTCATCAACAATCACATGACCTTTATCTGTTTTCTTCTTAGGCTTCCACCCAAGTAACATCAATCGTTCAGCAATCTGTTGCCTTGAACCTAAATTAAATTCTTTGTATTTAACTTTAGTAAAGGGAACACCCTTCACATAACCTCTTGCTTTGTTATTAGACTTAGGTATAAACTCTTCTTCTATTTTCATTGGAGGAAAAGTTTGTCTTACCTTAGTAGTTAAGTCATTCATATCTTCTTGAAACTTAGATTGTAATTCATATGCTTCAACAACATTAATTTTAAATCCTCTTTCATGTTGCTTTTGAATTATTTGTGCAACCTTATGTTCCAATTCAATTGACATACCAAAGTCTTTTGTTTTGTTAATTAAAAATTTATAAAGTCTTTCAGTTAGTTCAACATCATTTCTACAATAGGTTAACATATCCTCTGAGAAATAATCAAACTGTTCAAAGTGTATTTTGTTTTGACCTAACTTAGTACCCCAATTTTTTAATGAGTGTCCACCTTCTATCATAGGATTTAATAATCTAGATAAAACTAAAGTGTCAGTCACTTTACAATTAGCAAATACATCGTAACCAAAAATTGTATTGACTACTGGTATATCAAATCCAATTATATTATGACCTATAACTTCTTCAGTTTGTTTTATTAGTTCAGCAAACCTATGTAATCTATCTTCTTTAAACTGATAATAAGTATCGCCATGCTTACAAACAATACACCATATCTTATCAGCAGTCATAGTGGTTTCTATATCAAATACAACTTTATTAAAAGTCATCAGACTTAACCTCAGTTAATCTTCCAGTATCTATATCATATTTTAAATCACAACAAGGACCAGTAATACCTGAGAATCTATTCTTCAATACTCTTATCCTAGTGGTGTTACGAATATCAGGGTCATCGTTCTGTGCGTCTCTCTCTAGTCCAATAACCATGTCACTTAGCTGACCTATACTAGCCGAACCTCTTAACTGTGATAGTGAAGTTGCTGCACCCTCTTCATGTCCTTTACCTTCAGGTCTTCTAAGGTGTGATACAACTATCATAGATACTCCTGTCTCTTGAACAAGTGTTCTAAGTCTAGTCATAATTTCATCTAATGCTCTTCTCTCATCACCATGTTGTTGGTCAGATACAATGATACTTATATGGTCAATCACTACATACTTACAATCTAAACCTTTAGCTAAGAACCTAACTCTTGAAACAATATTATCAATAGAGTTAGAACCAAAATGGTCAAACATAAATACTCTACCAGTACCTACTGTTGCATCAAAGTATGTTTTCATTTCTTCTTTACTTACATGAACATCTGGTAAGTGTAGTCTTTGATTAGCTTCAACACTCATCAAACCTTTTGAAGTTATGACTGGTGTTTCTTCTAACATTAACAAACCTATATTATCTTCTGTTGATTTTATAATGTGATGTACTACTTCTCTCATTACTTGTGTCTTACCTAGTCCAGACCCTGCTGTAAAGGTAACTAACTCTGAAGGTCGTAGACCATAAGTAATTTTATTCAATCCTTCAAATGGATATTGAACAAATGATTTTGTTATCGGTTTAAGTACATCATCTAATAATGTATTAGCATTTATAATTCCATCTGGTGCAAATACTTTAGCATCCCAAAATGTTTTATTATATATTTGTATTTTGTTTTTAGTTAAACAATCAGACGCATCTTTAAACCCTTCAGGTAAATGCATTATCTTACATTTTCCTGGAGAGAATAACTCTGCAACTTTCATAGCACCATCAATACCATGCTCATCATTATCAAAATTAACAATGACATTATCAAAATTATTTTCTAACCATTCTAAACTATTCTTAATATCTTTTACTGCTGAAGATATTCCATTCTTAATACTTACTACTGGTGTATGATATGTACCTTTAAGCATCATCTGATAAGCTGATAAAGCATCTAACTCACCCTCTGTAATTATACAATATTTGTTTTTAGAAAAAAGATGTTGACCAAACAAACCAGAATCTTTTGTGTTACCTTGTATGCTAAACTCTTTTAGTTTAGTGTATCTAGTTTTAGTTGCTATCTTTGCACCTTGTGTATCATGATATGGGTAGTAGTGATTAGTGATAGTACCCATGCTATCCATCTTAACTGTA